AGTCAAACACAACAAACAACTGAACAACAGTTATCGCAACCTGATACACAAACTCAGACACCCCCTGAAGGGACTGAAGAAAATACTCAGGCAGATACTACTCAAAATATAGAAGGTGAAGGTGGTACTACTCCCCCACCTATCCAGGGACCAACCCAAGAAGAATATGACAAGTTAGCTAATCGTCTTAAAGAGTATGAACTTACAGAACAAGAGATGAGCCAACTCAAAAACCGTCTAGGAGTAGACTCTGTAGACTATGAAACATCACAAGTGGTACAAGCTCTAGATGTTTTGCAGAACCAAGCCCAGCAAGAATATATTAGGCTATGTAACAAATATGGTGTAGACTACAGGCCAGAAGCTATCGAAGCTAGTTCTAAGGCTTTATTAGAGAAAGACCCTAAAGCTTATTATGAACTACAAACATCATTAGATAGACTTCAAAACAGCTATGAAGCTAAACAACAAGAGGTACAAAATTATGCGGTTACAAGAGATGTTAATTCGTTCTATTCTGAGAATGCGCAACTCCTCCAAGCTTCTCCAGTACTTAACAATCTTATCAATGAGTATGTAAGTACTACCCCACAACAATATGTAAATAGGGCTAGCCTTAATGACTTAATGACAAGAGCCAAATCTATTTACCAAGAAGCGTTCACTGCTGGTATGCAATATGGTAAAATGAATACGGCCCAAAATCCTGGGGAAGTTTTGAACAATTCCGTAGCAACCTCTATGAGTCAATCTTATCCAACTTCTAGTACAGACCATATCTATACAAGAGAAGAATTGAGAAAGATGAGTGATGCTGACTTCCTTAAAAATCAAAAGGTAATAGAACAGCAAATGGTTAAGGGCTTGATTAAATAGAAAGGATATAAAATGGCAGATAATAATTTCTTAAGACAGGTTAATACCGTTCCTAACTTCGGTGTAGACTTGTTATTCAATGCTAATGATGGAGAAATCGCTGTTGATACTCATTCTACTGGACACAAAATTCCTGTAGGTAAAGTCATCTTAGGTATTATTTATCGTAATATCGAAAACGATTTGACATCAACTTCTGGTACAGTATTAGCTAAAATGGGTACTACAGCTTTGGGTACTGCTGAAGCTACTGCTGACATCAAAGGTACTTCTGTAGTTCAAATGTTGGAGACCCCTGTAGTTGTTACATCAGCTACTCAAGAAGTTAATCTTACAGTAGCAACTGGTGCTTTGACTGCTGGTACTTTAGATGTAGTTATTTTATATGTGTAGTAAATAAAGAAAGGAATATGAATTATGCCAAATGGTGCAAACAACATATCAGCCTTTGTTCCCGAGGTGTGGTCAAAGAAACTCGCTTTGGTAGAAAAGGCTATGACAAACTTCTTAAACGATTTCGCTAACCGTGAGTGGGAAGGTAACCTATAATTTTGCCTTCCGTCTAAAAACTCCGTTAAACGGGGAAGCCCACCAAACTAAGGGTAATCCCGTACCAAGCTAGATAAGAAATTATTTAGAAAGGTCTAACGACTAGGGTTGACATTAAGTATATCGGTGATATGATGTATATGTGAATAATACCCCACGAAAGCGGAGAGCTTTATGAAAGAATACAAAGACCCAGAAATACTTAAAGAAGTTTATAATAGATTAAACTCACTTCAAAAAACGGCAGATTATTTCGGAGTAAGTAAAAAGTTAATACTAAACTATATGAAACGATATAATATACCGAGAAACAAAAGAGTAAAAAGGGTCGTAGTTCAAAAAGCCGATACATATCACAAGGGTTACATAACTACTTGGAATGGATATATAAAGGTAAAAGCCCCAGAAGGGTATCCACATAAAGATAATAAAGGTTATGTAATGGAACATCGGCTAGTAATGGAGAAACATATAGGAAGATATCTTGAAAGTAACGAAGAGGTACACCACCTTAACGGGGACAAGAAAGATAACAGAATAGAAAATCTATTACTACTAACAAAGAAAGAACATAGACGTATTCATTTAAAAGACAGCATTCATAAAGTTAAGATATAGTCTGAACATACTCGATGGTAAAGAGTATGATGTAGGGAATAAAGAGTCTCTACGATAACATAATGGAAATTAAATCTTTTGGTGATACAGTAAGAATTTCTTTACCTGACCCTGAAAACATTATCTTGGGTTCTGGTATCGTTGCAGACGCTTCTGCCGTATCTCCGACTCAGAAAACTTTGGTTATTGACAAATCTAGAAACGTTGCTTTCAAATTCAATGATGTTGAACAAGCACAATCTCAATTTGATTTAATCGAAGGTTACTTAGCTTTAGGTATGCAGAAAATGCAAGATGCTATCTCATTAGAATTGCAACAAGCTGTATTTGATGATGCTAATGTTGAAGCTTATGGTACTTCTGCAACTCCTATCGCAATTACTGTTAATAACGTTTATGACTTCGTTGTAGATGTTAAAGTTAAATTGACTGAAAAAGGTGTACTTAACTCAGAAGGTTTCTATACATTTAAAGGTTCTCAAGAAGAAACTAAACAACTTAAACCGATGTTATGCGTAACTCCTAAAGTTTATGGTATGTTCTTGAAATCAACTCATTTAACTCATCCAACAGTTGCTGGTGATGATATCTTGAAATCTGGCGAAAGAAAACAAATTGCTGGTTTTGAAATTATGCAAGATACTAATATCGCTAACGTAACAGGTACATCAGCTACTGCTCAACCATATATCGCTGGTACAAAAATGGGTATCACATTTGCTAACCAATTCCAAAAAGTTGAAGCTTTGAGAGACTTGGATTCATTCGCTGATATCGTTCGTGCTTTGCAACTCTATGGTTTTGCTATCGTACAACCAAAATCTTTGGTAAAAGGTTTCGTAAGTATGTCTTAATACTTCTGGTTTCGCCCCCTAATCTGGGGGCTCTTACCGAAAAGGAGACCTAATGGCTACTACTTATTTTGATTTAGTTAATAAATGTCTAAGGGAAATGTTTTATGAAGAAGCAGATACTTGGACAGATACAGATACTACTGAGGGTAGAAAGATTAAACAGCTATTAAACCAAGCATTAGAAACTATATGTCTTGGAGAAGATATCCCTTGGAAGTTTAGAGAACGTAAAAGATATTTAATACTTGTTCCTGGGGTTCAAGAATACCCTATGGTTCCTGGTTATATCAATTCAATGAGGTATCAAGATACAACGGTACAACTTTACTATGATGAAAGATATATAAACCTACCTCATAATACAAAGGGTATGCCTATACTATATTATATATATGGTGGTAATATCAATCTCTATCCTATTCCTAGTGAACAAGAAAAAGGTAGAGAGATATTAGTAAGGTTCTTAACTAACTATTGTGCAACTGACTGTTGTGGAGTTCTTAAACAACGTATGGAAGAACCAGATGATGAACCTATTATTCCAGAAGAATTTAGGGATATATTAGTTTATAAGGTATGTGCTGACTTTAGAAGGTCTCGTACTGATAGTGCTAGCGTATACTACCAAGACAAATATCGTTGGGCTTACAAATCATTACTTTATGCTCAAAGACTTTCTTATGATTATCCACAAGGGTTTGATATTGACCCATATCCTAAATCTATTCAAGAAGTTATACTTGATTGTTGGAGAAATCCTAGAGTATATTCTACACAATATAGTAATTATAGAGGAGTAATTAGTTAATGGCTGGTGTTACTACTAGATATTATAATCTTACTGGTGGTCTTAATACATTACAAGGTATAGGGACTATAAACCAAACTCCTAAAAGAACTGAAACTCCTCATAGCTATAACGTAGAACTCCATAAACTTGGTGGTATAAAGACTATGGGTGGGAACCGACAACTAGGTAATACCCTCACTGCTACTGTTACTCTAGGCCACGAATATGTTAAAGGTTCTAATAAATACTTAATGGTATGTACTGCTGATGGTAAGGTTTGGCAATACAATAAGGTTACTCAGAACTACGAAGAAATATATCAATTCCCAACTCCTACTCGTCGCCATAGTGCTGTAAACTTTAATCAAGGTGTTATATTTACTAACGGAGTTGATGACTTAGTTTATTATCAATATGGTAGAAATGAGTTACAAGATGGTACAGTTACTTTAGAAGATAATTCTGCGGTAGTAGTTGGTACTGGTACTAGATTTACTACATTATCTACTGGAGACCATATAACCTTTGAGAATATTCCTGGGGAGTATGTTATTCAATCTGTTGATAGTGATACTCAAATAACACTTACTGAGCCTGTAGATATTGAAAGTGAAACTAAAACATATTATGCTTGGGAGCTTGATGGTACTACTTATTATACTGATACTACCGATAACAATGCGTCTAATATAACAATCTATACTTATTCTGGTGGAGTTATGAGACCTAGTGGTATTACTGGTAGTATAGCCTCTGATAACCTTAATATAACTATAAAAGGTAATACAACAACTACTAAGACAGTAACAGATTACTATGCGTATACCGCCCACGTAGATACCGATTATTCTGCTGTATGTCAAGTAGAAGGGTATATCTATTCTAAGACTAAATTATCTAACGGTAATGGGCTTTATGCTAGACCTACAAAGAGTGTTATATCTGGATTAGTTAGTACAACTACTTTCCCAAAAGCAACAAGTGCTAGTCAGCTATCTACTCCTACTACAATAACATTCCAAAGTGGTACAAAAGCAAACCTAACTGCTTATGGTGTATCTGGTAATAAAGCTACAGGATTTAGTTTTAATGGAAATACTTCTGAAAGGGTAGGTAAACTTACTTATTCCTCTAGCAATAATATAACTCACACAGTACAAGAAACTATTACTACAAACGTAACTAAGATATATACTAGAGTTGAAGCTAGTGATGTTAGCGTAGAAATAGGCCTTACTGATGTTGCTATGTATTTGGCTCCTATTAGTGAGTTGAATGCGGTATATATTAATAGTGATGATGAAAGTGTTAGAGAAGAAGTTCGTGGTCTAGCTATCAATACTTGGCAAGGTAGAATCTTTGTTGGTGGTAACGATGGTACTCTATACTATTCAGAAGTAGGTCTTATCCACGGTTGGGATTTGAAATATGGTGCTGGTGGTATTCCTAGGTTCTATAATGATAACTCTGACTTTACTGCGTTAGGACTTTATGGAGAATACTTAGTAATCCATAGACGAGATTATACTTACTATCTATCTCCTGGTTATGGTAGTGGTACTCCTGATGAATGGCAATTAGTTCCATTTGCTGATATATCTTGTGATAGCCAACAATCTTGGTTATCTGTAGGTTCTGGTTATTACTTATATAGTAGATTAAATCAAGGTATCTATCCGTTAATGAAACGTACTGTATTTATTAACAACTACTTAGGTAATGAACTTAGCCAAAAGATTACAGAAGAATTTGAACATCTTAATACTTCAGCTTATGATAAGATATTCCCAGTATATGAACCGTTAAAGAATTATATGATGTTCTATATGCCTATGGTTCAGGGGAAGGGCTCTAACTATTGTTATTGTTACGATACTATTACTAAGAGCTGGTGGTTAAGAATTGTTCCTCAGAATGTTAGTATAGCCTTTAGGTTTGATGATGGAGTATATATCGGTACTACAGACGGTATGGTATTGAGAGAGTTCAAAGGTATAGACTTTAATGGTGAGCCTATTGAATTTAGTTATCGTACTCCTTGGTTTAGTTTCGGGGATGGTACTAATTATCTATCTACCAGAGAGTTTAGAGTTAAGTTTGATTCCGAACATACAAACCATTTCCAAGTTAGAAATCGTAGAGATGGTGCTGAGACTCATAAAGATAGACTTGTAACAGATACTAAAGGCCCAGTAGATAGTCTTATTTGGGATATAGGTTATTCTCCTAGTGAGAACGAAGTTGATGAGAATAGTCTTACTGATACTGTATGGGATGAATTTGAATGGGTAGACTCTGGTCATATAGTTAAACGTTTTCCTCTCCCTGACCAATTCTTCCAAACAGAACAGATAGAGTTCTTCGGTAATTCATTAGACGATGGTATGGCAATATTCGGTTTTGAATTTGATAGAGTAGAATTAGAAGAGGTTCCTTGGTAATGGATAATAAATTTGAAATACAATTACTCTCTTGGAGTCCAGAATATAGCGAAGATATAATGGAAGTATATAGACTTCTTAAAGACCAAGAAAAGAAAATATTCGATTTATCTTTCTACGATGGACTTGGCGATGAACCTATTATGGCTTATGTAGAAGATAAGGTTACTAATGATTTAGTTTTCGTAGTAAAAGATACTGAGGCTAAAAAGGTAGCTGGTGTCTTTATGTTGGAAGATTGTAGACCTTATAAAGATGTCGTACTTTACGCAAGAGTTCATTGTGTTATCTGTAAGAAATATTGGGGTAAAGGTTCTAAGAGTTTATGTAATGAGTTCTTAACTTATCTCAAAGCAAATACTAAGATTAAAAGGTTGATAGCAGAAATACCTCAGAATGCTTATAGCCTTATCAAAATATTAAAGTCTATTGGCTTTAACCACGAAGGGACAATTAAGAAAGTCCTTGTATTCCTAGATAAAAATGGGAATGAAAAACTATATGATGAAATGTATTATGGATTAGATTTGGAGGAATAGATGGCATTTGGTAAAAGTAAACCTAAAGTTCCAACGTATCAGACAATGAAAGATACCCCTTGGATTACTAGGAATAGAGATTTGAATACTGACGCTTATGATAACCTTTCTAGAGATTGGAATAACGTTAATGTTTTTGACGATGCTACTAAGCAACAACTCAATGCTTACAACGATAGTATCTACAATAGAGCAGTAAGTGATTTCGATAGAGATTATGCTCAAACAATGAATAAGTATATAGCTAGAGACTATAATAGATTTGGGACA